TGAGAAGGGCGTGGCGGAGCTTCCTGTACCGGATGAAGAAGTGGAGGGGACGGGGGTTCGACTATGTGTATCTCATCGAGGGGCGGCATGGGGATCATCGGTACCACATCCATCTGGTGCTGCGGGACAGCGATTTTGCTCCGGCGGAGGTCAGGCATCTGTGGAGGTTCGGCAGCAACGTGGACGACCAGCCTCTGCTGCGGAGCCCGCAGGACAGCTACCGGCGGACGGCCAAGTACTTCAACAAAGAGGACACCGATGGCATCGTCATTCCCATTGGCGGACGGACGTGGGTATGCTCACGGTCTCTGGTGCGGAAGCTGCCTCCGGCGGAGTACTGGAGGGACAGCGAGGGATTTATCCCAGTGCCGGAGGACATCCGGTGCAAGGGATTCTATCATACCGCCAACGAGTTCGGGGAGTACCGGTACGCATGGTATATCGAAGCGCAAACAACCGCGTTTGCAGACGATTTTAAATATGAATCTCAACCTTGGAACATAGCTGAATAACTGACAAAAACGAAGGAGGCTATTGCAAGTGGGAAAAAACTGTGATACACTGGTCACAAAGGACGGATGGGTATTCTGTCCAGACTGCCGGACGATGAAGCTCCTCCGGCTTCCGCCGGACGGCAGGATCAAGGCGTTTGTCTACTGCCGCCACTGCAAGCGGGAGCATTTTCTGAATATCGAACTGAGCCTGAGCCATAGAGCCTGAGCCACATGATCCGCAAAATGCGGATATGTCGGTTCAGGCTTTTTTGTTTTGCCCGGAGGTGACAGCCCGGGCCAGAAGGCCAGACCGATAGCGGGGAGGGAAGCATGAGCGCAAACGGCTTTTACGACAGCCGCGCGTGGCGGCGGGTGCGGCGGCAGGTGCTGGCCATGGACCACAACGAGTGCCAGCTCTGCCGGGAAAACCACCGGCACACGCCCGGCGTTATCGTCCACCATGTCTGGCACTTGGACGAACACCCTGAGTACGGGCTGTCCGTCTGGGTGGACGACCCGGCCGCCGGGGAGCGAAAGCGGAACCTGCTGACCGTATGCCGGGAGTGCCATGAGACGGTCTGCCACCCCGAGAGGATGGCGGTGAAACCGGCAGGAGAACCGCTGACGCCGGAGCGCTGGTAGCATCCCCCCGGTCAAAAAATTCGCGTTTTAATTTTGCCCCGCCCTACTCGTCAGGGTGCTTGACAGGGGAGAAAAAACAAGCCCTCACGCGGGGCGGCGCGCGTCCCGCGCGATAAAGAGCAAAGTTTCGCGAAGAAAGGAGGCGGCAAGTGTGCCGGTACAGAAAAAGAACCGGAATTTCCGGCAGGGAAAAGCATTCCGAACGTTGAAGCAGGCCCTTCTGGACAGCCTGGCGGCCCGGGGGCTGGACCAGGACGCCTACGCCGACAAGGTGGAGGAGTACATGGATTTCTGGGTGCTGCGGCAGGAGCTGAAGGAGGACATCGCCCGGCGGGGCTTGACGGTGGTGGATGACCGGGGACGGCAGACGGAAAACCGCAGCGTGTCCCTGTCCGTCCAGGTTTCCCGGCAGATGATGGCGCTCTTCACCGCTCTGGGTTTCAAGCCCGGGGATTTCATGGATGCGGGCGGGGACGATGAGCTGTGAGCTGAATCCCCACATCCTGCGGTATCTGGAGCAGGTGGAGGGCGGGGCGGTCCGCGCCTGCGAGGACCAGAAGCTGCTGTGCGCCCACGTGCGGCGGTGCTTCGAGACGGAGGACCTCCACACCGACGGGGCGCAGCTGGAGAAATACCTGGGGCTGGCCCGGTACTTCCCCTTCGAGACCGTGTTTCCCTGGGAGGCGTTCCTGTTCGCCCTCCACCTGTGTACCTTCCGCGCCGACGGGATGCCACGGTGGCCGGACGCGCTGGTGATGCTGGGCCGGGGTGCCGGGAAGGACGGATGCATCGCTCTGGAGAGCATGGCGCTGCTGTCCCCCTACCACGGTATCCCGGGGTATGACGTGGACATCTGCGCCAACAATGAGGAACAGACCATGCGGCCCCTCTTCGACGTGATCGAGGCGCTGGAGACGCCAAGGCATACGGCGAAGCTGAAACGGCACTTCCGCTGGACCAAGGTGCAGGTGACCGGTCTGAAGACCAGGTCCGTCATGAAGGGCCGGACCAACAGCCCCAAGGGCAAGGACGGCCTCCGGTCCGGGGTGTGCATCTTCAACGAGATACACCAGTACGAGAACTACGCCAACATCAACGTCTTCACCACCGGCCTGGGGAAGAAGCGGCATCCACGGCGGACCTACTACACCACCAACGGCGATGTGCGGGGCGGGCCTCTAGACGATCTGCTGGAGCAGGCGGAGGGCATCCTGCGGGGCGGGGAGCCGGACGGGGGGCTGCTGCCCTTCCTGTGCCGTCTGGACGGCAAGGAAGAGGTCCATGACGAGGCCAACTGGGTCAAAGCCAATCCTTCCCTGCCCTACCGCCCGGACCTCCTGGCGGAGATACGGAAGGAATACCGGGAGTGGAAGCAGAGGCCCGGCCAGCTGACGGCGTTTATGACCAAGCGGATGAATCTGCCCCAGTCTGACGGCGACGTGGCCGTCACGGACTGGGAGAACATTGCCGCCACCAACCGGGCGCTGCCGGACCTCACAGGCTGGCAGTGTACCGTGGGCATCGACTTCGCCTCCATGCGGGACTGGGCGTCGGTGGACCTCCACTTCAAGCGGGGGGAGGAGCGGTTCGATATCTCCCATTCCTGGCTGTGCCTGCGCAGTCCGGACCTGGGGCGGGTCAAGGCCCCCTGGCAGGACTGGGGGGAGGTGACGCCGGTGGACGATGTGGAGATCCCGCCGGAGCTGCTGGCGGAGTACATCGCCCAGGCGGGCCAGCATTTCGTGATCCGGAAGCTGGCGGTGGATAACTTCCGCTACGCGCTGCTGAAGCGGGCGCTGGAGAGCGTCGGGTTTGACGCCGGGGAGCGGAAGAACGTGTATCTGGTCCGGCCCAGCGACATCATGAAGACCCAGCCGGTGATCGACAGCTGTTTTACCCGGCGGCTGTTCGTCTGGGGGGATACGCCCTCCCTGCGCTGGGCGGCCAACAATACCAAGCTGGTCCGCTCCGGGCGGAGGGAGGGAACCGACACCGGTAATTACTATTACGCCAAGATCGAGGGCAAGAGCCGCAAGACGGACCCCTTCATGGCCCTGGCGGCGGCTATGGCCGTCGAGGGGGATATCCCCGATGCCATTCCCGCCGGGTTCGATCTGGGCGTCATCACATGAGGGAGGACCGCCATGGCATTCAACTTTTTCAAATGGCTGCTCCGGGCAAGGGACGCGCCGGAAGCCGTCACGGTGGAGGACATGTTCGACCTGTTCACGGACTGCTACATCAGGGAGCTGGCCTTTCAGTCCTGCGTCAACCTGACAGCCAACGCCGTGAGCAAATGCGAGATCAAGACCTTCCTGGGCGGGAAGGAGGTCAAGGACAGGGAGTATTACCTGTGGAACCTCAGCCCCAACCAGAATCAGACCAGCGCCGCCTTCTGGCACAAGCTGGTAGACCGGCTTTACCGGGAACGGACGGCCCTGGTGGTGGAGAACGGCGGGAAGCTCTACGTGGCGGACAGCTTCAACCGGAGGGAGTACGCGCTGTATGACGACGTGTTCTCTCAGGTGGCGGTGGGGGACTTCACCTTCCGGCGGACTTTTACCGCCTCCGAGGTGCTGTTCTTCGAGCTGGCCGCTCAGGACGCCAGGGTGGTGGTGGACGGTCTCTATGAGTCCTACGCCAAGCTGATCGCGTACGGGATGAAGGGATACCAGCGGTCCAGGGGAGAAAAGGGCGTGCTGGAGCTGGATACCAACGCGGCGGGGGATGTGAGATTTAAGGAGACCTTCGAGGAGATCAGAAACGCCGGCTTCCGGAAGTTTGCCAGCGCGGAGAGCGCGGTACTGCCCATGTGGAAGGGCATGAGGTACACCGCCCTGGGCTCCAAAACCTACAACGCCGACACCACGCGGGACATCCGGGCCATGATCGACGATGTGACGGACTTCACCGCCCGGGCCTACGGCATCCCGGCGTGCCTGCTCAACGGGACCGTGCAGAACGTGGACAGCGCTGCGGACCAGTTCCTCACCTTCTGCGTGGACCCGCTGGCAGACGCCCTCCAGGAGGAGATCAACCGGAAGCGGAACGGCCTGGAGGGCCTGCGGCGGGGGGACTTCGTGCAGTTCGACACGGGCAGGATCAAGCATATCGACCTGCTGGACGCCGCCGGGAGCATCGACAAGCTGGTCAGCTCCGGCGTGGAGTGCGTCAACGACATCCGGGCGCTGCTGGGACAGCCGCTGATCAACGAGGAATGGGCCTGGAAGCACTTTATCACGAAAAACTACGCCGAGATCGAGAAGGTGCTGGCGGAAATGGGGGTAGGGAAAGGTGTGTAAAGCACAAAAAAGCCGGAAGGGCGGGGCCCCTCCGGCAGCGGTCCGTATTCTTCAGCCGTTGATCTGTGCCTTCAGCGCGTCCTGAAGCACTTGGGAGAAGTTGATGTTCCGCTCCAGAGCGGCGGCGTTGAGCCATGCGGGCAGCGTTACCGTGCGGTTGACGGACCGGTTGACCTTCGCCATGCGGATGGACGGCATATAGACGTCCACCAGGACGGCTCGTTCATTGCCTGTGGTCTCTACTCGGGAAAGAGGTGTGGGGGCGGGGATCTCCTCGCCGTCCTCCTCCATGCCGTAGAGAACGCAGCCCAGAAGTTCTCGGGCGGACAGCAGCGCGTCGTTATCGTCTGTACCGCTAGTGGCAACATCCAAGTCAGGGAAGACCACGGCGATCTCCTGGCCCGGTTCGTAGGTGAACACGGCGGGAAATACATAGCGATCAGTCTTTTTCATTAGTACAACCTCCTGTCAGGCGCTTTAGAGGGAGGGAAGCCGGGGCTTATCTGAATTGCAACCCCGACTGTCGTTCGATACTGTCAAGCGTTTTGCGGGGGATGTCCTTGTCCGGATGCTTTACCGTTGTCCGCCCCTTCTTTGCTGGATGTTTGAACTGGTGATGGCTTCCGGTCACATCCACTTCGTACCAGCCGTCTGCTTTCAGCATGGCTATCACTTCTCTCGACGAATAGCTTTTCATATCTTTCCCTCCCAACAACCATATGATAACACATACAAAAGTATTCGTCAACGGGGAAAGCAAATATTTTTGTATGTGTCAAAAGGAGAACGACCATGAAGCACAGGAACCAGAAAAAGAAATATTTCTCTCTGGCCTCTGCGGGGAGAACGGCGGATATCTTTATTTTCGGCGACATCACCTCCTGGGAGTGGCTGGAGAGCGATGTGTCCAGCTACACACTGGCCCGGGCCGTGCAGGACCTGGACGCGGACCAGATCAACGTCCATATCAACAGCTACGGCGGCGAGGTGGCGGAGGGGCTGGCGATCTACAACAGCCTGAAAAACCACCCCGCCAGGGTACGGACCGTCTGCGACGGCTTCGCCTGCTCGGCGGCATCGGTGGTGTTCATGGCGGGGGACGTGCGGGTCATGAACCCGGCCAGCCTGCTGATGGTCCACAACGCCTGGACAAACGCCTCCGGCAACGCCAGGGAGCTGCGCAAGGCGGCGGACGATCTGGACGTCATCACCTCCGCGTCAGTGGAAACCTACAAGGCCAGGGTAAACCTCTCCGACGGGGAGCTGGCGGCGCTGCTGGACAACGAGACCTGGATCACACCGGCGGACGCCGCGGCCTGGGGCTTCGCCACGGAGGTCCTGGAGGAGCCCCAGGCGGAGACCGCGAGCCAGTCGGCCCGGGCGGCGGTATTCCAGATGTTGACCAACGCCAGGAAGCCCCCTGCCCCTTCTCCGCCTCCCAGGCCGGAGGAGAAAAAGGACCTGTCCACATTTTTGAGCGCCCTGACCAGGGGCGGGAAGGAGTAACGATATGAAGCACAATGGGAAAACCGCCCTCCGGGGCATCGGCCTCCAGTTCTTCGCCATGAAGAATCTGGACGCCGTCCAGAAAGAGCGCGCGGATATCCTCCAGCGCATGACCCAGGCCGTCCAGGACAACGATCAGGAGAAATTCATGGAGGCATTCGGCGATCTGGCGGACGCCATCGGGGAGAGCATCCTGGGGGACGTGAAGGCCCTCCAGGCCGCCCAGGACGACAGCATCCTCACCGCCCGGGGCTGCCGGGTGCTGACCAGCCAGGAGCGGCAGTACTATGAGGCCATCATCGGCGCTATGAAGTCCGACGATCCCAAGCAGGCCCTGACCAGCATCAACAAGGTCCTGCCGGAGACTGTCATCGACGCGGTATTCCAGGACCTCACCGGCAGCCACCCCCTGCTCTCCCTCATCAATTTCCAGAATACCGGGGCGCTGGTGAAGATACTTCTCTCCACCACCGGCGGCGGGGCCAAGTGGGGCCCCATCGACAAGAAGATCACCGAGGAGCTGAGCGCCAACTTCCTGGAGCTGGACCTGACCCTGGCGGCCCTCACCGCCTTCCTGCCGGTGAACCGGTACATGCTGGACCTGGGCCCCGTGTGGCTGGACCGGTACGTCCGGGAGCTGCTCAGCGAAGCCCTGGCAGTGGAGCTGGAGAGCGGCATCATCGCCGGGAACGGAAAGGACGCGCCCATCGGCATGATGAAGAAGCTCACCGGCGCGGTGGACGGGGTCTACAGCGACAAGGAGGCCGTGGCGGTCACGGACCTGTCCCCCGCCTCCTACGGCCCCCTGCTGGCCATCCTCTCCAAGGGCCCCAACGGCAAGAGCCGGGCCGTCAGCAGCGTTCTGCTGGCGGTGAATCCGGAGGACTATTTTACCAGAGTATTCCCCGCCACCACCGTCCGGGCCGCCGACGGGACCTACAGCAAGGACGTGTTCCCCTTCCCCACTACGGTGGTGCAGTCGGCGGCGGTGCCCGCCGGGCAGGCGGTCATGGGCCTGCCTGCCAAGTACTTCATGGGTCTGGGGACCCAGAGCGGCGGGAAGATCGAGTACTCCGACGAATACAAATTCCTGGAGCGGCAGCGGATCTACGCCATCTTCCTCTACGGCTACGGCAGGGCCATGGATGAGAACGCCTTCGTCCTGCTGGATATCTCCGGCCTGAAGGGCGCGGCTCTGGAGGTCAGGGTGTCGGAGATCCCCGCAGGGGAGAGCGCGGCCGGCACAGCCGGAGAGAAGGAGTAAGGACGTGAGGGATGTGCCGGACATCCTGCTGGCGGATGCCAGGAACTACCTGGACATCACCTGGGCGGATGGGGACGGGGACGTGAAGCTCCGGGGCATCCTGGCCCGGGGGATGGGGTATCTGGACCACGCGGCGGGGATGGCGCTGGACTACGGCGAGGGGACCGCCCACCGGGCACTGCTGCTGGACTACGTCCGGTACGTCAGGGCCGGGGCGCTCCAGGATTTCGGGCGGGACTTCGCCTCGGAGCTGCTGGGGCTGCATATCGCGGGAGAGGTGACCCAGGAGGAGGCGCGGGATGGCGGGGTTCAATGACGGGCTGGCGGCCATCTACCGTGTGGAGAACCAAGCCGCGCCGGGGGATAAGCCGGTGGAGCGGCTGGTCCGAAAGGGCGTGCTGCGGTACCGGCGGCGGACGGTGGGCATCCAGAGGCACTACGCCGCGCTGAATGCCGGGGCCAGGGTGGACCTTCTGCTGCGGGTCCCCTACAGGCCGGAGGTATCACCTCAGGACGTGGCGGTGCCTGCGCCGGACGGGAAGCAGTACCGGATCACGCTGGTACAGGTGCCGGAGGACGTGACCCCGGCTGTGATGGACCTGACGCTGGAACGATTGGAGAGGGAGTATGACTTGCCTGAACAGGATACGGGATGCCCTGCTGGCTGTTACCGCTGAGGTCTACCACTTCCC